AATCGGCAAGGGCGAAATACCAAAACTATTATCTGATTCGTTGGGTATTAGTTTTGACCAATCAGTTGGTCATGATTTCCTAAATGATTATGATGATCGTTATGAACATTACCACAGAAAGGAAGAGCGTATTCCTTTCGATATTGATATATTAAACAAAATCACCAAAGGCGGTCTACCTCGTAAATCTATGACTGTGTTATTGGCAACAACTGGTGGTGGTAAATCATTGGTAAAATGCCACATGGCAGCTAATCATCTGATGTATGGTAAAAATGTTTTGTATATTACAATGGAAATGGCTGAGGAAGAGATTGGTCGCCGTATCGATGCCAATATTATGGATATCACACTAGATGAGGTGAATGAAATCCCTCGTGATGTTTATGAGAAAAGAATGGCAAGATATAAAACCAAAACACCCGGTAAACTTGTAATTAAAGAGTTCCCAACTGGTAGTGTACACTCTGGTCACTTTAGACATTTATTAAATGAACTTCGTTTGAAAAAAGGCTTTCAGCCTGATGTAGTATATTTGGATTATCTTAATATATGTGCTTCATCTCGAGTTCGTGGAGCAGCTGCAGCAAATAGTTATACATTGGTAAAATCTATTGCTGAGGAAGTGCGTGGTCTTGCAATGGAATATAATTGTGCAATTGTCACATCATCACAGTTCAATCGTGATGGTTATGGCAATTCAGATGTTGACTTGACAAATACATCGGAATCAATGGGTATCACTCATACTGCTGATGCAATTTTTGGTTTGGTCAGTTCTGAATATCTTGACGAAATGAATCAACTCATGATTAAGCAATTAAAAAATCGTTGGGGCGATATCAGTTATTATCGTAGGTTCCTTGTTGGCATTGAACGTGCCAAAATGAAAATCTATGAATTAGAAGAATCGGCACAGAAAAATATAGACATTCAAGGACCTGGAGGTGGGTCTGGAAAAAAGATTCAGATGGATGATGGACCAGTGTTTGATAAGACAGACATTGGAACAAGGCTCAGCAGACGAAAATCTAAAAATGTATTTGCCGATACTGTAGACTTCAGGTAGCAGAAAAACTTTATAAATAGTTTAGTACTAGTATACTAAATTATAGCATTTAAAGGGTGTCAGATGAAACGCTTCGGCAATTATATTACAGAAGGCTCAATTCTTAAACCAGACTACGTAGTAGGTCATAAATTCATTTTTAAAGGTAATGGCTTTAAAGAGCTATTAGCTTTAGGTTATAAGAAAGATGATATATTTGAAGTTGTATCTGAAAACCCTAATGCATTAGAGGTCGGACCACAGGGTGGCGAGTTTGTAAAACACCTTAAAGGCCCTGATGGTCGTATCATTAAAATCACAGGTGGCTCCGCGTCGGCCAAATCGGGTAATTTCACACACTTACCTGCGGCCGGCTCACCTCCGAAAGCAGCAGAATGGGAAGACATCATTGTATATGCTTATAATAAAATCAATAATCAACCTACTGATGAAGCCACATCTGAAGTAGCATTAAAATACTGGGATTTATATTCTGAAAATGCTACGACAATTGCTAAAAATTTCAATAAAGCTTTAAAAACAAATCGTATGGTCCAAACTGGTCGCGGAGGCGCTGTTGGTAAGGTAGAGTTAGGACCTTTTTGGAAAGAAACAGGCGCGGGAGATAAAACTCCAAAAACCGACATCGCATCAGCTGACTTTAAAGAGAAGGTATCTCTGAAAAAGACAGGTGGTTCCCAATTGGCATCAGCCGAACAAAAAGAAGCTGTTGCAATCGTTAAATCTGCGCTTGCTGAAATGGGTGCTCAACCAAGTTTCGCAAAAGATCTTTTGGATAATATGGAAACTAAAATGACCAAATTAATCAGTCGTGAGACTATTGGTAGTTTGGAAGACGCAGCAAAGGCTGGCAAAAAGACAGCAGATGTACTTGATTATCAGAAAAAAGATGCTCAAAATAGAGAACTATCAGCAATGCTTGAAAGTTATATCAATCAAAATACAGCAGCAAATGCCTTATTCGCAAAACATGTTGTATTTGAAGCTTCGACTGGTAATAATAAATTCGGTTCACCATCAGCAAAGGCTGCAGCAAATTTATTAGGAAAATTTGACCCATCTGGTTCAGTTGTATTGGAACCAATTGGGAGTGTAAATGACACTATTATTGCAAAATACGCTAAAAATGTTAAACCTTATGTTGCATTTAAAAAGGGTGGTGCAAGTCCAGCCTATTCTGCATTCCGATTAGGTTTATCAAAAACAAATGAAGAATTTGAAACATTTTCTTCCATAGTTTTAAACGAATTAAATAGCCACAAAGAATTCCAATCATTATTAACAGAGGACTTTCTACAAGAAGGACCTTTTGATATGCTTCGAAAAGCAGGAGTTGCAATCAGAAGTATGGGTAGAAAAGCACTAGGCTTTTTAAAAAGAGTAATTGATAATATTATGGCTAATGTGAAGAAAGTATTTAAAAGGCTTGTATCGGCTGGTAAAAATATGTTTAAACAATTAATGGCATTCTTTGGATTGGATATATCCTCAACGAGAGGTATTCCTGGTGAGGTATCTCTATAATGAAAAGTTTTTTAGAGTATAAACAGACACCACCTATTGATGTCGAAGAAGGACCAAACGATCCAGCAATTTTTAAAGCAATATTTCTTGCTGGTGGTCCAGGCTCTGGAAAAAGTTTTATTTCAGGTAAAACAGGTTTACCTATTCTTGGATTTAAAGTTATCAATTCCGATATTTCGTTTGAAAAGGCAATGAAAGATGCTGCTCTGGAAATGAACCCAGAAAATATCTTTAGTGTCACTGGTCAGGCGATGAGAGCCAAGGCTAAAAAAATGACCGATGTAAAGAAAAAGATCGTATTAAAAGGTCGTCTTGGTTTATGCATTGATGGTACTGGTCGTGATTATTTAAAACTCAAAAATCAAGCTGTAGAATTAAAATCATTAGGTTATGATGTGGGCATGATTTTTGTAAATACAGACTTAGATACAGCACTTGAAAGGAATAGAAATCGTGAACGAACATTACCTGAACCGGCTGTTGTCACAATGTGGAAAGATGTGCAAACAAATATTGGACGCTTCCAAAGTTTATTTAAAGATAATTTCATTGTTGTTGACAATTCTTCTGGTAGTAATTGGCAGAAAGCTACTACGAAAGGATTTAAATTCGCACAACGATTTGCAAATAAACCAGTCCGACATGTCAAAGCAATAAAATGGCTTGGACAATTCCGAAGTGGTCAAATGGAAGGTTGCATGGACTTGGAGGATATAAAACTTGTAGAAAGTATCATTGATATCCCAAGAAGAACATATGCACCCGCTGTATTTGATAACGAAGAATCCGATAATCCAAAAATCAAACCAAGTGTAAAAGAATTAATTAATAACCAATTAAAAGAATTTGAAACAGAATACCCAATCGTTAAAACATCTTTAATCGGCTCTATCCTTACAAAACGATATAGGAACGATGCTGATTTGGATATTAATGTATTGTTTGATGTACCACCAGAAAAGGCAGAGGCAGAAAGAGAACGACTCTCCAAAAAGTATTTGTCATCAAGCAACCCAGATAATATCCAGGGTAAATTAATTCCAGGTACCGAACATCCAATTAATTATTACTTTATTACAAGTGAAGGTATATACGACGAACAAAATGGTAAGGCAGATGCTGTATTTGATATCGAAACAGATACATTTATCAAACGACCAGAGGATTTTGTATTTGACCCAGATCTATACATGCATGAATTTGACCGAAAAGTGCAAGAACTTGATATTATCAAAGGTGAATTAAAACGCGATATTATTGACTATAAAGAGTTGACAGAGCTCCAGCCAAGTGATATAATAGACTTGCAAGATAAAATTGAGGATAAACTGAAAGAAGTGGAAACTGGAATACAAGATTATGTGCGTGTTGGTGACTTGGTTGACAAGGAACGCCGTGCTGCATTTGATACTGATATGACACCAGAACAAATTAAAACATTCTCTATTAAAAACAGATTACCTAAAAATGTCGTTTATAAAATGTTAGAGAAATATCATTACCTAAAATTCTATAAAATGTGTAAAAAGATACTTGACGACGGAAAAGTTGATGATGCTGAAATTACAAAATTACAAACAGAGGCAACATTCGCCGCACCAAATAGAGCAATTATTGATAATATTCTGACCAGAGTTTCTGAAAAATTAGAAAAGGATTTAAAACGAGGCAATTATAAAGATTTAAATGACATCGCAAAATTGGTAAAGAACAGAGTGGAAAAGGATACAAAACACAAAGGCTTTTCCAGAATGAAGGACCAGAAATGAAAACATATAAGGAATATGTAGAAGGATTTGCAATACCTGATTACCCAATGCAAAAGGACCAAGTCCGTTATATGGACGGCGACTGGGTCACGGGTGATGCTGGCAAACCACATACATTTGACCACAATAAAACTGGTGGTGAAAATTTAGATGATATGAATAAAGCTGTCCAAGCAGACAGAAAAAAGGAAAAAGTAGACCCAAGTATTCCAGGTAATACAAAATTGGATATAGACCCGAATGATTAAATTTAAGGAATATGTAGAAGGATTTGCAGACAGACAGAGAGAAAAAACTAAGTCTCAACAGAAAGCACACCAAAAGGCAATGATTAAAATTGCAAGAAAATCTATCAAAGACTATGATAAAAGAAAGAAGAGATAGAGGAGAATGATTAAATTTAAAAAATATATCGCAGAGGCCGCAGGTGCAAATCTTCATATGACGCACTTGGAAGATGCTGTCCTTGATGGTGGTGTCACTGGCACAAGAAATGTAATTAATTATTTAAGAAACATTCGCGATATGCTTTCCGGTAATACTGGTACAGCAGTAAGTCTTACTACAAAATGGGACGGTGCTCCTGCTATTTTTGCTGGCGTTGACCCATCAGATGGTAAATTCTTTGTGGCAAAGAAAGGACTATTTAATAAGAACCCAAAATTA